GGGCCGCGAAGCCGCGAACGATCGCGCCGATGTCGAACTTGGTTTGCTATCGATGAGCGAACTATACGCGCAGCGCGGCCTGGATATGCGCGCTGAAATGGTTAAGCGCGCGAAAGATTTTAAGTTCATCTTTGAACTTGCGAAACAGGAAGGCATCCCGACCTGGACGCTTTACAAGCCTGGCTTCAATTGGCTGCAGGAAGGCGAAGGCAAACCGACCGCCGCCGAAGTTGCGATGCAGGGAATCGAACCTGCGCAGCCTACCGATCAGCCTACCGATCAGCCTACCGAATAATTTATGCGTTCCCTTATCAAAGCGATTTCCGCGAACCGCCCGTTCCTGGTTGATTATTCGATTGCCGAAGCGCATATCGAAGCGGTCAAGAAACACGGGCTTACCGATCTGCTGGCGCAGTTCTTCGGCCCAGCGCCGAAGCCTTACGCGGTTGGTTCTTCCTATGTCATTCCCGTTTACGGAATGATCGGGCGCGGGCTTTCCCCTATGGAAGCGATCGGCAGCGCCGATGTCGAAGTTATCAGTTCCTGGATCGATGAAGCCCAGGCTGCCAAGCCAGCGCGCATTATCTTCGATATCAATTCTGACGGCGGCACGACCGAAGGGGTCGAAGAACTTGCTGATAAGATTCGCGGCCTGGGCATCGAAACGATTGCCTATTCTGCTGGTTCGATGAACAGCGCGGCCTATTGGATCGGCAGCGCCGCCGACCGCGTTCTGGTCAGCCCGTCAAGTTCGGTCGGTTCGATCGGCGTTTACCTTGCGTTTATGGATCAAAGCGCCGCTGCTGCGGCTGCTGGCCTTAAGCCCGTTGTTATCAGCAGCGGCCCGCTGAAGGGCATCGGCATTCCTGGAACTTCTTTGACCGAAGAACAGGCCGCCTATCTTCAGGCTGAAGTCAACGCGATCGCCGCCGATTTCAAGGCCGCCGTTCGCGACAAGCGCCGCCTGGTCAAAGACGAAGATATGCAGGGCCAGGCTATGCAGGGCAAGGTTGCCGCTGCCAAGGGATTGGTTACGGGCCTAGCGCCCAGCCTTAAGGCGCTGATCGCCAGCCTGGAAGGCAACGCCGCCCAGCCCGCCGCGCCAGCGCAGGCCGCGAAGCGCAAGGTTTGATTTGACCGCAGCCGCAAAGTTATGGCTTCCATCGAAGAACAGTTCCTTAAGGCCCAGGCCGATCTTTCGGCTGCTATCGCCGAACGCGCCGACCTGCAGGCCAATTTTGAAAAGTTGGTTGCGGATAACGATACCGCCCTGGCTGCCGTGAAGGCTGAAGCCGAAGCCGCCAACCTGGCGCTTACCGAAGCCAAGGCCGCGCTTGCCGCCCTGGAATCCGAAAAGGCCGAACTGCTTAAGCAGATCGAAGCCGCGATGCAGGGCCAGGTCAGCGCCGCGAAGGAAGCCGCGAAGATCGCCGCTTCTGTCGGCTGCGTTCCTGCCGCCCTTTCGCCCGCTGACGAAGCCAAGGCCCAGCCCGAAGCCAGCGCCGCCGATATCCGCAAGGCCTTCCTAGGAATGAAGCCTGGCCCTGATAAGTCTGCTTTCTTCGCCGCGCATCGCGCGATCCTTACCGCCACGCGATAAGGCTTTCCCTTTCTCTCTCCCCTAACTCCTAACTCCTATGTCCAATACTATTGCGGCTTCGCCCAATGTCCTGGCTGAACAGGTGCTGGCTGGCCTTCGTGGTCGCCTGGCTATCCTTTCTGCCGTTTCTACCAACCTCACCCCTACCGCCACGGGCAAGACGATGCAGGTTTCGCTTGTTTCTGGCGGCGCTGCTAAGGAATATTCCAAGGCGAACGGCGGCTATCACGAAGCCGATGATGCCAATATTTCGGCTGCTACTGTCACCCTTAAACATCTGCATTCGACCAAGGCCTTTTCGCCTGACGAAATCAGCGAATACGGCGAATCCTATATGGTCAACGCCTTCGTTCCTGAAGCGATCAACGCCCTGGTTAAGAAGGTTCACGCTGAAATGGGCGCGCTCATCCTGAACGCCAACTATTCCGCTAACGAAGTTATTACCGCTGCTAACTTCAATTATGCCCAGGTCGTTGACCTGAACACCGATCTCAACGATGCCAAGGCTGGCGATCCGCGTTCGCTCATCCTTTCTGGCGCTTACGCTGGCGCTATCCGCAAGGATGCTACGCTGACCAGCGGCGCGTTCAACGGCGTTGGCGCTTCTGGCCCGCTTGTTTCTACGGGCGCTTTCGGTCAGGTTGTCGGCTTCAATATTTTTGAGTTCACCGATCTCCCGACCAATTCGGAAAACTTGGGCGGCTTCGCGATGGGCGCTGACGCGATCGTTGCGGGCTTCTCCCTCCCGAACGCTTCGATGTTCCCTGGTGAAGTTTCCCAGGCTGCTGACAATTCTGGCCTTTCTGTCCAGGTGCTTAAGTCGCAGGGAACCGATGGTATCGTTCGCTTCACCGCCAGCATTCGCGCTGGTTTCGGTGTCGGTCGCGCGACCAGCCTGAAGCGCATCAAGACCGCTTAAGCGGTTCGATAGCGAACTTACGAAGGCCCGCCATTTCGGCGGGCCTTTTTGTTTCCCGCGCTGATCGTCTAAAATAAAATAGTTTGACAAAGGCGAAGGCCTGTAGTAGTATATCAGAAGTTAAGGCAACTTAACTCTGATCTTTGAAATCCCTTCCCGCCACAAGCGGGGACTACAAAACCAAAACGCAAATGAAACAACGCAAACCGAAACCGATCCGCTTCGATGTTCACCACGACACGAACGGAATCATCGCCGCGACAATGGCCCTTCAGGCTTATTGGCAGGCGCTCCGCAATCCCAAGGCTACCGAAGCCGAACAGAACGCAGCCCGCAAGGCGCTCGCCGATCTGGTCGAACTTCACGCGACCTGGGAACTTTCCACGGCAGGCCGCGCGGTCAGCCTGGGGAAGAACAAGCGCGGCGGCGATGTAACGGAAAGCGGCAAGCCCGTTGGCTTCGCCTGGACTACGGCCCGTAGTCCTGACGACAGCGAACTCGGCAGGTTGTGGGCTGACGGCGATTTCGAAACCGAAGGCCCGCGCTGCTTCCGATCCTAACCACAAGGCCCGCCCTAACCAGGCGGGCCTTTTTTGTGCCTGCCTTCCTGGCGGCCTGGGCTGGGCAGGGTAGGGGTAGGCATAGGCCAGCCAGGAAGCGGGCTGCTACGGGCAAGCCAGGCGGCAAAGCCAGGGCAGCCAGCGGGCGCGCCTGGTCGTTTGTCCCTGGCTGCAACTATATGGATAGCGCCCTATCAGCCGCCTGGCTTGCCGATGCCCAGGCTATCGTTCAGGAAATCGGGCAGACTGTTACGATCAACGGAACGGAATACCTGGCTGCGGTCGGCGATCCTATGCTTACCCAATCGTTCGCGGCGGGCGGGCTGTCGGATACTGTCAGCGTTATGGTTAAGATTCCCGCGACCAGCGCGGCGATCGCCCAGAAGGCGCATATGCAGATCGGCAAGACCCTAACCTTTGACGGGCGCAGCCTGCGCGTTGTCGGCTTCAGCCATAAGCCTGGGACTGCCTGGCTGCAGTTGAATACGCAGGACGCGGACAATTTCCGATGAAAAAGGGCAGCCCGCTAACGAAGGGCAGCAGCCCGATCGCAATTCAAATGGATACCGCGAAGCAGCAGATTCTATCGGCTGCGTTCGCCGAATACGCGAAGTTCACGGGCCAGGCGTTAGTCGATCTGGTCAAAGAAGAAGCCGCGCTTACCTGCCGCGAAGCGATTGTTTATTCGCCGCCGTTAGACGAAGGCGGAGGCCAGGGCGATAAGCGGGCAGCGGAAGTTCAAGGCGATATGGCTGTTGCCTTGGATGTTCGTTCCGTAGTTATGGCAGATAACAAAAGCCTGGCTGCATCGGTCAGCCCTGCAACGGGCAGCGGAAACAAGTTCGCCAAATGGAAGCAGGGCAAGCGGCCCAAGGGCAGACTGCTGCAGGCGATCTATGACGATCAGGATTTCGCGCGCGCCTATTCAAAGGCCAGGAATCTTTTTCTTTATCGCGCCTTTAACCTGGTTGGGCCTAATGGGATAAACTCAGAACATAATCGGGAACGAAGGATGTATCGCGGGCGCATTCGCCGAAACGGCGGCCCTTCAACGAAGAACAGCCCAGGCAGCCAGAAGATCGCGCCAGAAAGCGCAATCAAGGCCTACATCAAGACCAGGCAGAAACGGGTTGGCTTTATGAAGGCTGGCTGGTTCGCCGCGATCAACAAACTAGGCGCGCCGAAGATCAACGGCGTTCGTAAGAACTTCGGCGTTAAAGGCCTGCCCGCCTGGATCAAGCGCCACGCATCTAATTACGGGCAGGTTACGATCCAGGGCGGCGAACTTGCCGCGCTGGGCCAACTGTCCCCAGGCGATAAGCGGCTGAACATTATCGTTCGGAATGATATCGGTAATATCTTCGGCGCGGCGCAGCGCGCGGCTACGGCTACGAAGGTTCTGTTCGTTCGCGCTGGGAAGATGGGCGCGCGCATCGGGCATTTCCAGAAGATCG